TCAGTCTTTTGTGGATTGATGTTTCCAAAAGATCCATATTGACCTTCTTTACCTTTACCATTTATCCAAACAACATCAACTTCTACTTCTGCTTTTTTGTCGTGATCCCAAACCTTGCCAGTTGAAACTTTTCCTTCTTCATCAAGCAAACTCATTAAGTAATTGCAAAAAGGAGTAATTGATTCTGTAGGAATTTGAAGCCCTAACTGACTAGGCCAATCGCCTTCTGTGTCATATTTGTTTTCTCCTACTGACCATCTAATTGGATGTGGAAGTGCAGCATCGAACTTGAACTCGTTTCTTGGCATTTTTTTGATTGGATAAATTGCGGTTTTTTAGTTGAAGTAGAACTTGCTGAGCAGCATGTTCAATTGCTTCTGGTGTCATTTGCTCAAGCTAATTTTTCAATAGCTTGATGCAAAAATTGACCATGTGAAGCAAGTGTTATGTGTTGTGGCGAAATGTCTTTAGCTTTGATGTCAAAATGCAGTTTAAAGTCACCTAACACTGTGTCTTTATCTTTATCCTTTAAACCTCCAATTTTTGCGCTAATTTCTGCTTTTGCTGCTGGAGTTATAAATTCATTATTTTTTACTTCTACTTTTTTAACTTGTGAATCTGGTTTTACTGGTGTTCTGCTAATTCCTGTTTTTTTTTCAAATTTTTTATTTTTAGGTTTATTTTCTTCAATAGTCAAACTGTCAGCGTCATCATCTACAGCAGCTAAACCGTAAATTGCTAAAAGTGAATATCTTCTTGCATAAGTAACTGCGGCTCCAAAAGCTTGAATTGGATTTCCTCTTGAAGGGATGTTTAAAGGGAATGGAAAATGACTTTCTATTTGTTCTCCAGAAACGTGTCTTAATGTTGTAATTAAAACTGTCAAAACCTGCCAAGGAGCAGCTTCTCCTTCTGGAGTTGCGGCAGGCATTAATTGATAATTAAATGTTTGTGTATGTGACAAACCATAACTTGTTGCAGGTTGGCTTGCGACTAAAGCAGCTCCTAAAGTTGAATAAGCTCCATATTGCCCTTTTCCATCTTTTAAAGTAGCAAAATTTTCTTGTTGAAAAGCAACTAAAGCTTCGTTTAATTTGCTTGTTTGTGGATTAAGTTGAACTTCTAATCCATCGCCTGTATAGGCTTCTTGTTTTTGTGACATGTGTGGTTGAAGTGAACTATTTAATCTTAATAAGCTAATAACTTATTGTCAATAAGATAAAGCAAAAGGTGTTATAAAAATGTTTGCTCCCAATAGTTCATCTTCCTTTGCATATTTTTTGATGGCCTTTAATGATACCACTAAACTGTCATCCTTAATAACAGTTCCTCCTGCTTTAGCTGATAATCCATCTAAAGTTGATCTGCATAATTTATCTATGTCTCCTGTTGCAGAACTTGTTACAAACTCAGGTGCTTTTTGTTTTAATTTGTTTGCATTTTTTCCCGTTCCAAAATGACTCTTTGGTCTAGAAAATAAAAACACAATTTCTATTTCTACAGCTCTACCAATTACTGATCCTTCATAATGATCGATGGCAGCAGCTCGGACATCTTGCCGCCAAGGTTTAACTTTCTTGCTGTTCTCAATTAATATTCCATTTCCAATATGTCTCTTGCTTCCTTGTGGAGCTGGAATACCTCGAACAGGAATAAAAATTTTATCCATTAAAAAACTTCAACCTTTTCTTCAAAAGTTTCCCAAGCTTCTTTCCATTTCAATCGACAAGTTAAAGGGTCTTGCTCTTCTCCAAAAACACATTTATTAGGTCTTGACCAAACTGTTCTGCAACTATCAACCACAATTCCATGATGGTTTGCAAGTGCGTCAACGTAACTTCCTAATTGAGCATCTGTTGAATATGGTCTAGCGTTTTTCTTTGATTGCGTTTTTAAATCAATTAAAACTAGCTTTTGCAATTTGTGGTCATAACCCAAAAGATCAAACTGACCTCCTACTGACTTTTCTAAATCTGCAAGCATATATTCAACTGCAAGCGGTTCAAAGTTCAACCAATATTCATTTTCTAAAAGTGGCTTTGTCCATTCTTCATAATCTCCTGCGTCTGGATTCTTTTCACCCAACATTCTTTGCTGCAAACACCAATGCACCTTTTCGCCTCTGGGCTGCCAAATGTGTCTGTATCTTTCTATGTTTGCTAAAGCCTCTGGACTTTTCTGACTTGCAATTTGTGTTGTAGAAAATGCTAACCATTCTCCTGTTGGTTCCCAACAATATTGGTGGCGTTCTTCATCCCGATACATGGGAAGTGGTTTCAGGTTTAAATGACTCCAAGCAGGATTGCGGTACAAGCTCGGATTGTTTCCTAGTTCTTGATATTTCATTTTTTAAATAAATTAAATTGGTTGTTTTTGTCTGTTCTTAATTGCCATTGATGTTCACGTTTTCCATATCGGCCCATAACTTTTTTGTCTGTTTTTTCAAGATTGCCTTGATTTGTCATATCCGTTAAAGCTCTTCTAATAGAAGTAATTGGATAAGCATCGTTAAGCATTTCGCAAATAACAGAAGCACTTAATGGGTTTCCTTGATCGTGAAAACACAAAAGTATTTTCTTCTCTTGTGTTTTAGCTTTTGCATGAGATTCAGCAAGTTCTGAACCTGTTTCTTCTGTGGTGTTGTAGTAGCTCATTGTCCAAAACCTTTTGTAGTTTTTAGTGGAAGTTGTCTTTTTGGTCTTTTTCGTATTGAAATACGAGGAGCATTAAAATCTTTTGCGTTTGGATTTTTGCCCAACTTAAAATCATTGTCAGGTCTGGTTTTTGGAATGTGATCCTTACCCATTTTTAAATCCCTTTGTGGTTGTAGGTGGAAGTTTTCTTTTAGGAGATTTAGGCTTGCTTCTTTTTTTTGGTTCGTTGTAATCACGGAAATTAGCAATCTGTTTATTTGCTTTTCCACGGATAGCTATTTCGCTCATGTTGGAAAATCCTTTGGGTCTATAACTTCTACTGATTCAGTAGGCGGTGTTGCTTCTCGTGCAAGGTTCTTAAATCTGACTCCTTCGTAACCTCTGGGGAAGATGGCAAGGTTTGAATTTGCATCATCAATACATCTTTGAGCACCCGGACTTGGTTTATCTAAATCTTCCAATGTCCATTCTGTTCTTTCAGTATTTGAAGGATTAGGAGCTTTAAGCCCTCGTTTAAGCAATCTAATGACTGATGCTCTGTCATATAGCGGTTCCATTATTCAAAGCCTCTGGACGCTGTAAAGACTCTCTGAGCTGGATGTCCTGTTGTTGGTTCAGGATTCCATGAAGTTGTTTTGGCTTTTGCAAAAGTTTCATAATTTTGCAACGTGATACTTTGCCACTCGTTTGCAATTGCCAAAGTGATTTGATCTTTCACAGCATCTTCTCCATATTTCTTTTTTATCCCTATCAAACCTTTTTCACCAATCAACAAATTAAAAGCGGCTTCTGTCTTTTTCCCCTTCTTTAAGTGCCAAAAATCAACAATCAAGCTAGAAGCAAATTCAAGATCAAAAGGGATTAGGTCAGTACTAAACTTAAACCTTGTTTTTTTCAAATTTTCTTTTTCCTTATTTATACTATTAGGTACCTTCTTTGTATTAGATAAAATACCTCCCTCTTTTTTTGTCTCTCTCTCTCTTTCGTTCGGTATTTTAAGGGTATCACATGCGTCAAGCCCTAAAAAATGGTTTTCTAGCGAATAGTTTACAAAAGCAGTCATTGACATGTAGGTAGGCTTTTTAGCCAAACAATGCTGCATCACTTTGTGTTTAATTCGTACGCTGTTTGTGGTCATTGTGTACTCAGTTTGTGGTTGATTTGTGTAAGAAACGTACTAATTATGCTGCATGTGTTTTTAATGTCAATAGGATTAGTTGATAAAAAAGTTATCTGGTCTTTTCAGGAGTTTGCAACAATGTGTATAATTAGCTTGACCTGAAGCTCAGAGGCGTTTGCCAATGACCACTAGGACGCAACAAATAAAAAAAGACCTCCATCATGGCGGAGTAGACCCTTTTCAAATTGCAGCAGAAGCAATTGATAGGGGTGATCGTTTAGCCCTTCAAGTAAAACGATTAGAAGCAATAATTAATCAGGCTTCATTCAACGCTTGATCTATTAAGCTTCTGACAATTTCGCTATTGCTGACACCAGCAGCCATAGCCATTTGATTGATTTTATTTTTTACTTCTGGTGTGACGCTGGTTTGTAGGATTTCGCTCCAGAGTTCAGACCCTCTTGATTTGTTTGGCATGATTAGTTGCTGTTAATCTTAATAATATAATAAAAAACCTGAAAAGCTATTGCCCTTCAGGTTTGGGTTTTGTTTAGTAGTTCAAGCCTACTGTGTGCTTAGTGCAGCTCCAAATAAGGTTTTCTTTTTTGGCTGTTTTGATGAGTTTCTTTTTCTCATCTTCTGAATAAGCGTATTCATCCCATTTGTTAGTTGTGATGAACCAGTAGTAACTTGGATTTTCTTCCGCATATTTTTCCTCTTTTGCTTGGATGTCAAGTTGTTCGAGGTGGCGGTTTAAATCTGTTTCAACTGGGCAAGACATGTGGTTGATGTGTAACTAATTTAATCTTAATAACATTAGTGCATAATGTCAATAAGATTAGCTGATTATTACAAGGCAAAAAAAAGAGCCTTGCGGCTCTTAGTCGTATGTATCAAAATTAATGGGTTGACCTGTCCAAGGTTGAATTGTTCCTCTGTAGGTTTCGTAAGCTGTTTCGCTTCCGTCCTCGTCAACATTAATTTTCTTTCTAAATTCTGAACCTCTTTTAGTTGTTTCTAAATCAGGAAGTTTTGTTCCTGCTTGTCCATATCCGTCATGGGTGTGAATGATGCTAGGAACTTTTTTAAACCATACGGTTTTCTTTGTTCGCCTTGTGACTTGGAAGAAATCAACAAGACTCATAGTTGCTCCCCATTCCATCATGCAGATTTGACCTTCTACAAATTCAAGAGGCTGAAGAATTGTTGTTGTCATTTGTAAGCGTGGTTGATTACTTTTTAATCTTAATAAGATTATTGGATAATGTCAATAAGATTAATTATTTATTACAGATCCGTCATATTAGGGGCTTGGTCTGAAGTGGCGTAAGAAGAACCTCAACCACGGGATTCTTCAAATCAGCAAGCCCCGTTCTTATTCTAATTGAGATTAGAAGAATTTTCCAGTAATCCTTATTAATCCCATCCTTTTATCTGTTGGATCAAATCATAATATTCAGATTTTAATTCGATATATCTGCTAAGAGCCAATTCTTTTTCAATCGGATCGTCTTCTGGTGTCTCTTTCCATTTCTTTCTGTGCTCTTCATAAGCTGCTTTTTTTAGTAAAGCGTTGAGCTTGATTTTTTTAAGATCGTTGTTCATTTGTTTTTATGGTGCAAGGACAAGCATGTGTTGGGCGTGTTCTGATGTTCTCCCGTCTTCCCATTTGACGGTGCAGTAATAGCACGGAGTACCTTTTTTGTTGTGCAGCACTCTCATAGATACAACATTTCCAATAGCAGGGCCGATTTCTAAGGAAACTCCTCCTGCTTTGTTTCTTTTCTTGTTAACAGAATCACCTTCTTGGTATTTAGCAGTTGCTGGCATTGTTTTTATAAATAAGTAAAAAAAAGCCCCTTGAAGGGGCTGTGTAATTAAAAGAGGACTGCGGCTGTTGCTAATCCTGCGGTGATAGCAAATAGAACGGTTACTTCCTGTTCTAAATTTTTAACCCTACGGCTTAGACCTTCATTTGCTGCTGTTAGACGTTGATTCTTTTTATAAAGAACTGGTCTTGTTCCAGCGTTTGAAGGAATTTTTTCCGTGGTTGATGTCATGGGATAAATCCATTTGTGGTTGACTTCGTAATCTTAGTAAGATTATTCCATAATGTCAATAAGATTATTAGAAAGCATTAAAAAAGCCCCCCGAAGGAGGCTCTTTTGTAAATCTCGAAAGTGCCGATGCGTTGCGGTCGTGATTAGTAGGAAACGCCTTTTTGATCTCTCGAAAAGGATAAAAGAGGAACTTTGATCGCAGTTGCAAACTTCTGAAAGACTGACTCATATCGTATCCAGAGCGGAGAGAGGCAGGTAGCGAATACATCCTGCTTGGCTATGTCCTAATATTATTAAGATTATTAGATAATGTCAATAAGATTATTCTTACTGAAATAATTCGTTACAATCTTAATAAGATTAATCCCATTTCTTTTCATAGATCAACTTTCCTGCTTTTACAATCTCTTTTCCTAGCCTTTCATTGCTCCAGTTTCTTTTAAATGCCAAACCTGACCAATCTTCTGTTGTTAGTGCTTTTAAAACTTTCGTATTAAAAAACTCAATTGGCATTGAGTCAGGGATTTTGCTTAAGTCCATTGTTTAAAGATCCAAAAAGATTTGGTCAAGGGCAAATAAAATTGTTTCTCTTGATTTGTTTACTGTCTTAGTAATTTCCTCTTTAAAGTCTGAAGTCATTTCTTCTTTACATTCTGGGTCAGTTACAAGATTATGCTGATGAATTTCATAAGTTGTAAATCTGTAATTGCAAGCAGGACATTCTCTTCTTCTTCTGACACCTCCTCTCTGATCTGATCTTGATTCAATAACCTTTTTAGATCCTTCATAGTCAAAAGAACTTTTACCGCATTTGGGGCAATCCATTTTAAAGAGCCTCGCAAGCTTTCTCAATCTTGTTGACCTCGCAATCATGTCTGGTCATATCTGAAAGGGATGAACTAACACCCCAGAAAAGAATTGCTCCGAAGGAAGCGAAAAGTAGGAATCTCATGGCCTTGTGGTTGATGGCTTTCTAATCTTAATAAGATTATTTATTAATGTCAATAACATTAAGAAACTTTCTTATATTGCGTTTGCAAATAATCTGCATATATTTTTCTAAATGGTTTCAATGGATAACCTGCTTCAGACAATTGTTTCACCAAATAAAAACCTCCTTTTAATTTTCCAAATTCATCAATCGACATAACATGAAACGGATTCTTTTTATGTCTCAACAAAAAACTATGAACTCTATGGCATAGTTCTATTTCTTTTACTGTTTGCAGGTATTCAAAAAAGTGATTTTTTTCAGTAATCATTTTTTCATGTCAATAACATTATTTATTTTTGCTTCTCCAATTGATTTTTTTGGATACTCATAATATTCATCAAATAATTCTCCATCTGCATTAGCAGCTTCTAGCCATCCTTTTGGGTGTATCTCTTCCTCTAAATCTTTCTGTTCGACTTTTTTTATCGCTTGAAGCGTGTCAAGTGCTTCCACCAAAGGATTTAATTCTGATCGAGTTAATCCAGCCTTTTTAATTTCAATATCATTGATTGATAAAAGCAATCTTTGAATTGCTCTATAAGCAACACCAGCATCATTTACTGCGGTTGTTTCCATTGGTTCCCAATTACCTTTGCACTCTTCTTTATACAATTTGCCTTTGATCATTCTGATTTCTTTTGACATGATTTTTATATAGGGGGGGGTGGATGTAGGAAAAATAAAAAGCCTCCCGAAGGAGGCTATCTTTTAGAGCCATTCATTTGGATAAACAACTTTTTCTTGTTCGACTATCGCTTCAACTGATTCTTCAACTTCTTTGATATTAAGTTGAAAAATCTCATCCCCTTCTTTCATTGTCTTAACGATTTGTCCGAAGGTGTCAGCAAGTTTGCCCATGAATAAAGTCCTGTGTGGTTGACTTGCTAATCTTAATAAGATTATGTGGTTTAGTCAATCCTCCCCTTAACCATTCTCCATGTCTAACTTGCTGTTCCCTTATCTTTTGGCAATGCTCGCAATTACATAAATAATCCTGCATTGGCTTGAATAGTTACTTGCCTTACACTAATGGCCTATTAAACTTGAAGCATTTAAGCTTCTTTTATTTTTGACTTCAATACAAGATTTAAAAAGCGATCATAAAAACGCTCGTAAAAGGACAGACCGTTCTTCTTCCTTAATCAAAGAATCATTAGAAAAATTTGGTGCGGCTCGTTCAATAGTTATAGATGAAGAAAACAGGATCCTTGCTGGTAATGGAACCATAGAAGGAGCAAAAGCAGCAGGTATAAAAAACCTTCGAGTAATCGAAACAGATGGTAAAGAAATTATTGCTGTAAAAAGAACTGGACTAACAGAAGAGGACAAAGTTGGTTTAGCTCTTGCCGATAACAGAACCTCCGACCTTTCAGAATGGGACGCTGAAATGCTTAAACAGCTCTCAGAAGAACAAGATATATCTTCTTTCTTTAATACTGAAGATTTAGAAAAATTAGGAGTTGAATCACCCGACTTTGATTCTGGATTGGTTGACGACCAAGGACAATTAGATCGTTTAGACAAAAAAGAAATTGATTGCCAATGCCCTAAATGTGGACATGAATTTACAAAACAAATTTAATTTAAAACTTGATTGGGCTTCTTATGAAGCAGCAAAATTTGCTTGCTTAAACTGGCATTACAGTAAATGTTTGCCTGTAGGTAAATTAGTAAAAATAGGAGTTTGGGAAGAAAATAAATTTATTGGTGTTGTCCTTTTTGGTAGAGGTGCAAACAAGTCATTGGGTCAGCCTTACGGATGCGATCAAACTGAATCCTGTGAGCTTGTGAGAATTGCTTTAAAAATACATAAAACTCCTGTTTCTAAAGTAATTTCCATTGCTTTGAAATTTCTAAAAAAATCTAATCCTAAAATGAGGTTGGTTATTTCTTTTGCAGATATAGAACAGAATCATCATGGCGGCATCTATCAAGCAACCAATTGGATTTATGATGGAAAATCTAATGCTGCTGACGAATATTTATTTAAAGGAAAAAGATGGCATGGAAGAGCCTTTAGAAAAACGCATGGGTCTCATTTAAAATTTATAGATAAAGGATTAGAAATTGTCCAAGGTTCTCAAAAATATCGCTATTTATTCCCACTAGATCAAAAATTGCGTGATAATCTTATTAAGAAGGCTTTGCCTTACCCCAAGCGTCTGAAGCAGGATCAAGTCAGCACCCCTGACAAGATCGGAGGGGCAGCACCTACCCAGACGCTCCAATAATTGTGGTAATAATATAAATATGGCAGTAAAAGGAACTCAAGCTGAAACCATAGTTCGAGCACAAAAGTTTGCTCGAATTATTGCTAATGGAGGAAGGAGATCAGATTGTGTACGTTTTGCGGCTGAAAACTGGGGGGTACAAGAAAGAGCTGTAGATAAGTATTTACAGATAGCTAGGGAGCAACTGAAGGCCGATTGGGACTTGGAGCGACCACAAATGGTGGCAGATCTTTTGAGCCAATGCAGCACCTTGCAGATGGAAGCTAGAAGGGCTGGCCAATATCACATTGCTCTTGGTGCAATTAATACAGCAGCTAAATTAGCTTCTCTTTGCTCTTGAATATTCTCCAAGAATTACCAGCAGGTCATGTTTTATATCCTCAAGGTTTTACTGCGTTTGAAGTTTCGCCAGAAAAACGAATACAACAAACAGATTTAATTCGTCAGCGTATTTTTGACGGTTTATTAAATTACCAGCAGAAAATTTGTGAAGACTTAGAACATAGAATTGTTGGGTTTTGTGCAGGTTATGGAGCAGGAAAAACAAGAACGCTTGCAGCGTGGACTACTTTATGTTCTCTTGATAACCCCGGTACGGTTGGGGCTGTTTTCGCTCCTACTGGGGCTTTGGTTCGTGATGTTTTGCAGCGTTCTCTTGAAGAATTTTGGGAAACAAATGAAATCAGTTATGAATATAGAGCCTCTCCTTTACCTGAATACAAATTAAATCTACCTAGTGGAGATGTTACG